ATAATTAACTAATTGAAATAAATGTAAATAATATATAAATATTAAATTTTGTATCTGATACTCAAATCATCCAGCCTTACTCATCTCAACCCCTTTTACCCCTAAGAAAACGTCTTTTATGAAATATTCGGCGATAATTATATGCATTATCGTTCCTCTGTATGATAGTCTTAGGTGTCCGATAGTTACGTTTTTCCTGTCTTTGGTATTGACTATTCCATTGTTTTTCTTTACCTCATCATATAAATCGGATATAGTCTTACAGCACATACTAAGAACTTCTTTTATCATCCGATATACCGTTCTTTGGGATATTAGCATCATACCTTCTTTTGATAACTTTATATTCAATCTATCCATAAGATATGACACATTGAATTTGACAGTTCTTTTTTTAGTTACCTTATATATCTTATTTATATTTCTGTTTCTAGCTGAGAATATTATTTTTGATAACATCTTGACTCTATTTAATTTACGACTTTTGTTAGCCATCCTTCTTCTGGTATTCGAATCAAGATTTTTATCAAGGCAGGTATATACAGATTCTCCTTTCTTTACAAACATATCCTTTATCCTTGGGGTCTTACTAGCCTTATGCTTGTATTTTATGATATCCGATAAAGCTATCATAATCTCTCCTTCAGCCCAAGCCTTTAAGCTTATAAGCTGGTAGTTCATATCCTCATGAGAATCCCTTAATACATGTCGGTAGCAGAAATAAGCGCATCCATCCGATAGGATATCAATAAAATCATTGGTGTTAATCTCTATCTGATCTCTGTTTCCATCTTGCATCCTTTTTCTTAGAAACACATGTTTGGATACGTTTATGATAATAAGATATATCATTGCCATCTTACATTCATCGCTGATCTGGATTCCCGATCCATGATACTCCTCATGTTTCAATGAATATTTTATGGCTGTCACTTTCTTGCCTTCCTTATTGGTAACAGGCTTAAAATCAACTGGACATATAAGTGATCCGGCTGGAAGTTTTACACATCCTAGCTCATCTTTCTTGGTCTGAATATTACGTGGAATATATCTTTCGGTAAGAATCTTATCGAAATTTGATTTCATTATATGTAAAAATCTTATCTTTGTTCCCATAGTTTTTGTAAAAATCTTATTTTTTGCTGCGAATATACGAGTTTCGTAAATACGAAACAAGTTATTCGGATGGATGGGTAGCCTGTGAAGGTCGCCCATTTGTTGTTTATACGAAATTGTCGTAATAAAATGGAGGGGGGTAAATACCTGTGTTTCTGTATGATCATTTTTGACATCATACTTGTTACGCGCGCATTAATAGGTATATTTATTAATTATAATTAACTATATTAATATATCCTATTTCCTAATCCTCCATGTTTTGTGTAGGGTATATCATGAAGTCAATGTAGGGTATATCATGAAGTCAAATGTCTATATAGCTAATTAATATTTTTACTGCCAAGGTGTAGTGCCGTCAGGCAGGACACCGCAGGCTTATAATAACAATGCCATATGATGTTACCGGAGTCCGGGACCCGGAAGGGGATCGGGCGGAGCAGAAGCCAAAGAAGAAAAAGTGAAGTCATGTGCAGTCGCTCACGCTCCGGCCGCCCGTATCCTCTACGGCAGGCTCCATCGCCCCAAGACTTCCCATTTCCTTTGGATTTATATCCCATAGCACGGCAGGAAGGCATCCAAAGGGAAAAGGTGTGGTCATGTCCCGTGAGGCAGGATAGAGCTGTCCACCGCCGCTCGGAGGCATGTATGGGCCAAAGGGAAAAGGTGTGGTCATGTCCCGTGAGGCAGGATAGAGCTGTCCACCGCCGCTCGGAGGCATGTATGGCCGGTGCTCAACTGGCCTCGTTGCCGTGGCTTACGGTGGACTCATTCGGCCTTCCTCCGCCATTTCCACCACCTTTTTCCTTTGGATGTTCGTAAATACATGCTAATCAGCATATACTATGTTGATTATGGCATAATTTCTTGACAACGATATTTTTTTTAAGTAGTTTTGTCGAAAACTAATTTTATATGGCCGAACAGAGGAAAGCTTTCGTATTTGCGTTGCCTTATGATACTAGGTTGGATATGATCCAGCAGTTCTTAAGGATATACAATGGCTATCTGGATTCCAAGGGTAGGAGCTTGATTACTGAAAGGACGATAAACTTACTTTCTTTCTACATCAATTACGGATACTCGGATGATACCAGAGCCAAGTACATGGATTGTTATGGACAAAAGGAATCTTATATCGCTGTCCTTAACAATGAGCTAAAGCGTGGCGGTTTTCTGGTGGACAAGAAGAACGGGAATTTCCGTACCCGTGAGCTGTCTATTGAGATGAGGAGCCTACGTAATTATTTTGTTCTTGACGGGGAGGGTGATGACACCCGTGTAATGGGATTCGTATTCAAGAGAAATAAGCTTAACATCGATGGATAGGAGTCTTATTTCGTTCGACAGGGATATTGTCGATGAGGTGGTGAGAAGATCTGGAGGTAAATTTACCAAGCAACAGGTCGAATGGTGCATGAAAGCATCCGTATCTTATATTCATCATCTCGCCAGATATACCGATAATATATCTATCAGGATCCCGTTTATCGGATACGTTATCTGCAATCTCCGTGAGATGCGTGTAAGACGTGATAAGATACGTCGTATATATGTCAAGGAGGGTAATCGTTATCCAGACGAAAGGATGCCTATTGAGCTTGATTGTCTGGATAAGAAGATAAAGGTGATAGAGGGTATGGAGGGATTGAAGAACGGAGATCCCCTTATACGTGACAACCATGAGGCTATGTATCAATGCCGGTATGGCATGACATGGGAACAGTTACAGGATTTTCAACAACAACAATTTAAAAAATAATTATCGTGCAAACAATTGGTAAAGCCCAAGTAATAGCCCAAGCTTGGGAAGACAGTTTATTGGGCAGGATTCCTAAGGATGAGAAGGATTATCCGGAGTGGTACAAGAATCGTCTTTATTTATGCAAGAAATGTCCTAAGAACTCTTCTAATATAGCTTTCTTTAAGTTACCAGCTAAGGTATTGCTGCAAAGATTGATGGGAAGACAGGCATGCTCGCTGTGTGGTTGCTTTATCAAGGAAAAGGCTTGGATGAAGACAGAGGTATGCCCGTTGAAGTTCGTGGAGGGCGAGAAAGCCAAATGGAATGCTATGGAGGTGATAACAGCCGATCATAACGATTTTAATATTGAGTGCCCTAACGATTCCTATGATATAGGACTGACGGATGATGAGAGCGAGTTTTATCTAAATATTTTTGATCAGAAAATAGGTGATAAGATAGAAATCGTGTTATTTATCACCCATAATGATGGTTTCCATGTCAAGGAGCATCATCTCGGATGTGGATGTATGGGAGATGTATCATATAACAAACATCCTGACAATGAGAATAGAATTATATTTAGGATGACGTTAGATACCTCAAAATATACGGAAGGTCATTTTGAGAAACATCTATCTCTTATGGGTTATACTAAGGACGATCCTGAACGTAATTTCAAACATTTCCCGCTACGTATTATAGGGAAAGCTTATAAATAATGCCATGAGAAATCTCGTAAGAAGCAAGATAGATGACCGTATCCATGCCCTTATTGTCATGGAAGTCGGATGCCGTGAGTTGCCCGAATATTCGTTGGGTGATATACTTTACTCCGCTTTAAGGAGGATAGCTAGGGCTAATGGTGGTAATGTCCGCTTCTTGCGGGATGTTAGTACCATGGATTTATTGAGGTCTATAGACCAAAGCATCAGTGATGAGATTGAGTTAAACAACAATGATTATAATGCGTAATATGGAAGATAAAGATATAAAAACAGAGATTAGAGATTATCTTAAAGAAGAGGCGGATACTCATATAAGGCATTGGATAGCCATAAAACGTGAGAGCAAGCGTCTGTATAGCGATATTGAAGATAGGACTAAGAAGATAGCCCTTAAATCATCTTCGTTGATAAAAGAGGAGGATTTTGTCGTTCTTCATGAGATGACCCATAAGATACAGATGTTGAATATAGAGGCTGTAAAAGTCAATTCTAGGTTGATGTTCATAATCCAGTTGGCTACCAGCTTCGGTATGGATCTGGATTTAGATACGACATATGCGTCCACCGCCAAGAGCATTATAGAAGACAGAACGTCTGGATTCGTGTTTTATGATGACAAGGAACGTCTGAGATACGCTGACAAGGAGCTTGAGGATATGTTCCATGACATGAGCGTGACGGAAGTAAGTAAGATCGGGGTTGTTCAATCTTATAAGCTTCTTATGAAACAGTATAACGAGTTTAAGGACATGAAAGCCAATGCCACAGGGAAGACGAAAGCCGACGAGTAAGGACGTCGATCGGGTAAATGATAATCTTGAGGTCATAGCCAAGGCCGTGGATGACGCCAAGACGTATATCGCCAAGCATCCATGGGATAAGGAGAAGCATGAGGATATGGCTAGGTCATTTGACTTCATATCAAAATTAATCGATAAGATAAATACATGGAATGATTCTTATATGGAGAAGAGCGGGATCATGGATGTATACAGGAGTGTAAGCAATGTCCAGAAAAAGGAACGTAAGGGCCAGGTTTCTGGTGGAATCGAGTCTGTTTTAAAGGATATTATGAAATGAGTTTAAGCACGAGTCCAGAATTTTATGTAAACATGAAGAATCCCCCTGTATGGAACGATCTGTTCGGATGGGAGGATCAGGATGATGATGTTAAGCAGTTCTTTACAGAGGAGGCTTATAAGGTCAAGAACGGGATAACTATCAACGGTACGTTCATCCCGCCATGGCTTTATTGGCATGTTAATTTCTTTCCCGTATTCCAGGATCTTCCAAACGGGGAACGTGTGCCAGCGATCAGTCGTTTGCGTGACAATGAATGGTTTTTCGCCGAGATGTACCAACGTGCCCGTCAGGAGAAGAAAGGGTTGGGGATGTTTGGTACTCGTCGTTTTGGCAAGGCTCTTCTGGACTCGGAGCTTATATACACTCCTTATGGTTCCAAGAAAATAGGATTCGCCGACATAGGAGATATCATATACGGTGATGACGGGAATCTTACTACCATAGTGGGCGTATATCCTCAGGGATTCGTTGATACGTACAAAGTGACCTTTGAGGACGGTCGCAGCGTGGTGTGTTGCGGGCAGCACCAGTGGAAGGTCAAGTATCATGGTGATTATAAAGTCATGAGTACGATGGGTATTATCCACTCTGGCTTCTCTAAAATGACTATAGATATGGGGGATGCGGTTGATTTTCCTGAGCGGCGTTGGCTGATATCACCCCAGCTCATGGGGTCTCTGGTCGCCTCCTTCCTTTGTGGCGCTACCGACAGGATCTTTGAGCTAAGCAAGAAGGAGATGGATGATGTCATTTATTCATCCAAAAAACAGAAAGAGTTATTTATAAGCTCGTTCATGAAGATCGCTTGCGGTATAAGCACCGGCGATGATCGTTTTAAGGTTGTTTACAAAAGTGAGTATATTATATCCTTCGTAAGAAGAATATTCTGGTCTATGGGATATTATTGCGTCATGGATGGTGATGATATGTATATATCCAAGACCCATAACAGACTTAGGATATCCGATATAGATTATTACGGGAAGTATAAGGCTACTTGTATTGAGGTAGATAATAAATCTCATCAGTTTCTTACTACCAATTTTGTCGTATCCCATAATACGACCATCATGTCATCACTTCTCCAGATGAACGCTACCATGACGATCGGGCTTAGCCATTCCGTGGTAGGTTTCAGCGATAGCGATTTATCTAATATAGGTGAGTATTGTGAGTATGGTCTTGATCATGTGCATCCTTTTTTCAGGATTAACAGGACCAAGACCGATTGGAGTTCTGGTGTCACCTTAGGCAAGCGTATGTCCAACGGGGTTCGTGATGTTCATGCCATAATATCCATAGCCAACATCAACATGGGTAGGAAGACATCCACACAGAAGACTGCCGGTCTGACCCCCGCCACGGCTATTTTCGACGAGGTAGGTAAGGGACCTATCAAAAAGCCGTACACTGCCGCCATGCCGTCATACGACACTCCTTACGGCTGGCGTCTCAGTCCGATCTTGGCTGGTACCGGTGGTGAGGTGGAATTATCCAAGGACGCTCAGGAGATGTTCTCTGATCCTGATACATACAATCTTCTGGTCATGGATTGGGATATTTTAAATCGGAGAGCCATGAAAGGGAAAACATGGAAAGAACGGAAATGGGCGATGTTTGTCCCCGGTCAGATGGCTAACTCCGGTGTCAAGAGAACGATAGGGTTAGGTCATTATTTGGATAAGCCTGACGACAAGAAGCTTAATAAGATTAAGATTGATGCCACGGATTTTGAAGCCAGTACCAATAAGCTTAACGAGGAACGGAAGAAGCTATCTACGAAAGATAGGGTAGCTTATACCTCTCATACCATGTTCTATCCTTTTACGATTGATGACTGTTTTTTAAGCTCGTCCCAGAACCTATTCCCGGTAGAGTACGCTATCAAGCATAAGAATGATCTCCTTGAGTCGGGTCAATATAGCGGCATGTTGTGTGATGTTTTTCTTGAATCGGGCAATAAGCTTGGTACTACGAAATCTAATAAACAGCTAGCTGGTTTTCCGTTTAGTGGAGGTGTTATTGATGCTCCTGTCCAGATATTCGAGATGCCTCAATCTAATAGGTTTGATGATTATGTTTATGTAGCTGGTCTTGACGGGTATAAACAGGCCAAATCAGATACAGCTTCACTAGGTACGTTTTATATATTCAAGAGACGTGTAGGTATTCGTGATCCATATGCCTATAGAATAGTTGTGTCATATGCCGCTCGTCCATCATCCATAGATCAGTTTTGCCGTACGTGCGAGGTGCTTCAGAAAGGATATGGTGCTATATGTCTTATGGAGAACGCTGACCAGATGTATGAACAGTACCTTAACCGGAAGAGTGGTATGCCTGCTTCTTTTTTCTTATTCGCTGGTGAGGCAATAGCCAATAAGTATGTGAAGGCCGGCTCCCGGCAGAACAGCAAGCTGGGGCTATACCCGACCCCCGGCAACCAGAACCTGCTCTTCTCCTGCGTGGTGGATTATTGCTGGCAGGATTTCGTTGTCGGTTATGATGATCAGACTGGTCTTGATATAACTGTCAAGGGTATTGAGCTGATCGATGATATAGCCCTATTGGATGAGATAATACAGTATAAGCCCGGATTGAACGTCGATAGGATAATAGCCTTCGGGCATGCGTTGGTTCTCGCCAGATATTTTGACGATAACAATTACATGCCTAAATCGAAGATCGAGGAGATGAATAATGCCCGCAAGGAAGACGCTTATAAACACCATGAGGTATATGCCTCTGCCTTTGGATCGGTATCTATAGGAGCTTTTAGGTAAATGAATGTCAATTAAACGCCTATCTTTGTTGTAAATAAAATTGAATAATCATGGAAGTGTTTAATAGAGATCATTCTTTTCCAGCAAAAGGAGCGTTATTAGGATTACCTCCTCAAGCTATTTCCACGAAGAAAAAGAACAGGAAATGGAAGGAGGATTGTATGGACGCTCTTGAGACGATAGGGTTGAAACAGTATGATCGCAACCAGATGTACCGTGACTATTATCTGATGGCGGATGGTAAGTTATCTTTTATGGAGATGGCGGATGTCATCCCTCAGCTAAGGAACGTGCAGAAGCTAAGGAGTGATATAAGAATCCCTTCTTTCTTGAAGCATTATGATATCATAGGTGGTATCGTAAACGCTTTTGAGGGATGGCTGACAAACCTACAGGATAAGTATACTGTTAACGAGGTAGGGGATATGGCTATAAGTGAGTATGAGGATACGATGTCAAACTTACTTCATCGTCATATACAAGAACAGTGGGATATTATCGTTAATCAGCGTCTTGTGGAGGCAGGACTTGATCCGATGTATAATGAGTTCAACTCCGAGGAGGAACGTCAGGCTTATGTTCAGCAAATACAACAGGCCAAGGCGTCTATGACCCCTGATGATATCCAGAGGTTCATGAGTACAAGATGGAAGACGCAGGCGGCGGTATGGGGGGATCATACGATCGAGGCTGACCGTAGCCGGTTTTATATGGATGAGCTTGACAGGGAGAATTTCCGGGATCATCTTCTTAGCGGAAAGATGTTCCGGAATCATTTCGTTGGCTTCGACTACTATCGTCCGGAGGTATGGAGTCCGATGGAGGTTTTCCATCCTGATGTGAAATACCCGCAATATGGGTCTTATGTGGGTCGTATTCATTATTACGAGGGTGTTGAGTTGATATCAAGATACGGCCATAAGATGACGGCTAAGGATAAGCGTCGGATTATGGGAGGTGATGATGATTATGAGGGATGGGTATCTAATGACGGTGATAGGCATGACTGGAAGAAAAAGAAGCCGTCTATTACCGGTATGTATGAGAATGAGGTTATTCCATGGAAAGGATACCATGACTATGAGTCTATAGTTGCCGCTGAGGACTATTATGGTGTTCCGATGGGAGAGTACCACACCTTCGGGCCGGACGGTGAGGAACAAACCCAGCCCCGCTTTTTGCCACGCTTCCATCCCTTTGGATATTTCAACTCCGGTATGGCCGATGGCAAGAGATATGAGATAGACTCTCGCCTTTTTAGGGTCATGGAGGGATATTGGGTATCCATGAAACCGATATTCTTAATAACTTACATGACGGAGACCGGAATGGTGGATCAGGAACTTGTAACCGATGAGTTGCTCCCGGAATTCTTGGAGAAGAACGGTATAAAGAAAGTGAAGAGGGTTATGGCCGAAGCCGTTGGTGATCCTGAGGTGAACACCTATATCTTGGAGTATGTCCCTGAGGTTAGGTTTGGCGTTAAGATCACCGGAGGTAATTTAATGGATAAGCCTATATATATCGGTGGGGATCCAATACCTCATCAGATACATGGTGACAGCAGTCTGTATGATTATGTCATTCCGGTTTCGGGATTTATAGGGACCAGTCTCGCTGATCGCATACAGCCGTTCCAGATGATGTATAACCTTGCTATGAACCAGCTATACAATAACGCCGAGAAGGAGATCGGTAAGTTCTTCTTAGGCGACCTGGGATTCTTGCCTACGGAATATAAGGATATGATGGACAAGAAGGGTGCTTTAGCTACTTTTATGCAGATCGTTAAGTCTGTATCGTTTATGGGTGTAGGTGGTAATGATACGAATAATCCTTACCAGAATCCGCAGATGAGTAGCATATATAACCAGTTTGGTGTATATGATCTTACTAATACGGATCAGATAAGATCCCGTATGGAAATGGCGTCTTACGCCTATATGATGGCTTATAGGATGATAGGTATATCCGAGCAAGCGATGGGTCAGTCAACCAGATACGAGAGTTCTACGGGCGTAAAACAGGGGGTTAACGCTACCATGTTACAGACCCAGACTTACTTTAATGATTTCGATGACTTCAAGAAACGGACATTGGATATTCATCTAGCCGTGGCTCAAGTATGCCAGAAGGAAGGATACGATTGGACCGTGATGTACAGGAACAGCGATCTGTCCTTGGCTTACATCAGTCTTACGGATAATAGCTTGTCGTTACGTCATCTTAATGTTATGGCTGTCTCTAATTCCAAGAAACGTCTGGAATTGGAGAATTTGAAGCAATATATATTACAGACGAATACTTTGGGCAATGACTTGCTTGATATCACTAGAATGATGAATGCCAACTCGACGGCTGAGATGAATCAGATAGGAAGGGATGCCAGATCTTACGCAGATCGTGTAAGACAGGAGGAGTACCAGAATCAACAACGACTTGTACAGCAAAAAGCCGAGGCCGATCAACAGGCCCGTAATGACGAGCATGAGAAGGAGAAGGAGCTGGCTTATATCAAGGGCAACTTCGATTTACGGGGTAAGAGCATAATGGCCGCCGGTCAAGCGGCTAGGACACAAGATAACGAAGAGGGTATGGATTATGTGGAAGCTATAGCGGATCGAGCCTTGAAGGAAAGGGATCTGGATATCCGTGAGGAGGATATGAGAACCAGACAGGCTAATGCCGAGGCTGAGCGAAGATCTCGTGAGGAGATAGAGAAAAGGAAGTTGGAATTAAAGGAAAAGGGGATAGATGCTAGGAACAAACGTTCTGATACAGATAGGTTTACGTCAATAATAAACAAGAATTGATTACAAGTTTTGTAAATATTTTTACAAAATCTGTAATCATTTTGGCGTAAAATTCTGTCATATACTATAATGGGTTTGATTTAATTGGTAATTGGATTAATAATACTTTTGTAAAAAGCAAAAAAGGAAATTGTATGAATGACATGGGTGATTTCGCTAAGGGTTTTAAGACCATGAGTGTCGAGGAACTTTTTTACCGTGGTGACGGTGATGGCGATAAGAATAATATCGAGGGTAAATATGATAAGGATGGTAATCCTATAGGTGATACCAAGGAAGAGCCTGCCGACGGCGGAGCGGCTGACGGTGGCGGGGATAAGGGCGGCGATGCTGCAACCCCAGACCCTGATTCCCTTGGCGAAGGCGGTACTGATAATAATAACGTGGTATCAGTGTTTAACGGAAAATCTTTCTTGGAGAAGATGGCTGCCAGAGGTATCATCGACAGTATCGATAACCTTGATATTATGGTAGATGATAAACCGGTCGATCTTTCTACTATCACAAAAGAAGATGATTTACTTGATATAGTGGAGGGATTGATCAAGGACAAGGCTGATGAGTTGTTGAAAGACAAGGTTGATACCGGCTCGATGTCTGATTTCATGAAGAAGATGATAGAGGTGGATAAGGCCGGTGGTAACGTTGGCCAACTATTAAGCCAATATCAGAGTATTCAGGCTCCGTTGGATAACCTTGATATGAGCAATAAGAATGATCAGCTTGCGGTCATCCAGCATTATTATAAGATGTTAGGTATGCCGGAAGACGAGATAAAGGATAATATGGAGATGATGATCGGCAAGGGTGATGAGTTCATTGAGTCCAAGGCCAATAAGTTCCATGATATCCTGAAAAAGGAGATGGATAACCTTGTCGAGGAGGAGAAGAAAAAATCCGAGAAAAGGAGACAGGAGTTAGTTGAGCAGATGAAGATCTATAAGAAAGGTCTTAAGACGTCTATAAGCTCAGGATTCCAGTTGACTGACACGATGATAGGTAAGGCTGTCGATTTCGTTACCAAGCCGATAGACAATCAAGGTCATACGGCTATAGATAAAGCTTATTCGGAGGCTATCAAGAATCCGGACATGGCCGCTGATTTGGCCTTGTTCTTGATGAATAAGGACGAGTTCCTTAAACAGAAGACTAACAAGGCTAAGATGGAGGTCAATAAGAAGACCATCACTCTTCTTTCTGGCAATAAGGGAGGAAAGCAGAATAAAAATAATATCGACAATGATACTATAGAGGCTAACTTCCTTGATCTGAGTGGATCAAAGAGTGTATAACATTAAAAATAAATAGAAATGAATCCATTTTTGACAAAAAGTTTCCCGGCTACCGTGAATGGCGATAACGTTATTGCCTTCACCGATGCCAAGAACTATAAGACTTCGCTTGTAGAGCATAACTTAGGCTCATTGGCGAGCTGGTATTATGAGGATCCGGATAAGAATCATTTGGGTCTGTTGAACTTGTTCTCTAATATCGCTAACTATCCTGTCCCGATGTATATGGGTATGATTAATAACGGCGCTACGATCTCCGTTAACGGTATTGGAGCTTCTTTCCGTTATGATTTACCTGTTACAAAGACATTCGCTGTCGTTACGGCTGAGGATACTTCAGGTCATCATCTAAAACCTGGTATTGATGGTAGTTTGTTTGATATCGTTTTGAACACGTCTGAGTTTACGGCTTATGATGTCATTACCTACGATGCCGCTAACGGTTGTAATATCCTTATCTCAGGTGAGATTCCATCAAAGACCGAAGGAGATTTGACACGTTATTGGGGTCGTGTTATCGGCGGAAAGGCTAAATACTTCCCTAAAGAGAAATTACGTCCGGGTATCCGTTACTGGAAGATCGGTCATGCTCTTGGAGAGTATAGCACCCAGTTCTCTAAGGTATCTGGAGCTGACAAGGCTGGTTCCATGACCTGTGAGTTCCGTTTAGGAAACCACCGTGGTGTTGAGGGTGAGACAACTATGTATGCTGGTATGAAGTCCATGCAGGCCGCCCAGAACAGCACTTCAGAGTTTGTGGAGACCGCTCTTCGTCGTATGAATGCCATGAGAAGTGAGTATGAGGGTAATATTCCTGATTTGGCTATTATCGGTAAGACTGTTAATGGTAGACTTGATTTGCGTACGGCTAAGGTAGCGTCCACGCTGGAGGTGTTCTGTATGGCTGAGTTGGTTAAGCTGGAAGCTAGACAGTTGATGTGGCAAGAAGGTGGTATTATTATGGATCAAAATGGTCCTATCCATTTGAATGAGGGTGTCTACCGTCAGCTTCGCCGTGGTTATACTATCTACTATAGTCGCCCGATGGGTATTACTAAGGATACTCTTATGGCTGCTGCCGCTTATATTTTCCGTGGTCGTCAAGATCTTCCTATTACGGAACGTAAGATTAAGTTCAAGGTAGGAGCTATGGCTATGATCAATTTAGAGAAGTTGATCAGGGAATCGTTCTTCACTACCTTGCAGAACTTAAGCTGGGGTATGGGAAGCGATAGGATGTTGCCTTCTAACCCTATCTCTGGTACTAATGACGCCATGATCTTAGGTCCGGTTCAGGTTAAGGGAGCTTTCATCCCGGGCATCGGTAATGTTGAGTTCGAGCACGATCCTTCTTTGGATTACGCTGACATGACAGATCGTAGCGAGTTAGTGAATGGTATGTATCCTAGATCTTCTTATTCTTGTATTATCGAGAATATCACTGACGCCGGATCAACTAACGCATATTCCGCTATTCCTAATACGGCTAACGCTAAGTTAGGTAATATGAATAACAACGTATTCTATATCAAGCCAGAAGGTGTAAGTATGTGGTGGGGCTATGAGTACGGTCGTTGGGCGCACAAAGCCAACGGTAATGAGATCGTATCATCCTTGCCGGGCATGAAAGAACAATTCTGGTGCCACTCCGCTTCCGCAGCATGGGTTATGGATAACAGTAAGTTCTTGATTATCGAGCTTCAACCGAACTACTTCGGCTAAGTTTTTTTCATATATGTAATTTGGTTTTTAGAGGGGAGGATATTCCTCTCCTCTTTTTTTTAAAGTAACGCAAAAAGGAAATGAAAGAAATTTTAAAATCAAGGAAGGTATTGGCCGAGGTAAACGGTTTCAATATCATGTCAGATACCTTATATGAGGTTGTAGGCAAACACGATGGAAGTGCTCCTCAGGCCTTTCAAGACGCTAATATAGCTAAAGCTCCGTTCCCGGAGAACGCCACTCACGTATGTTGCCCTTGGGATGATTTCTCCAAGGCCTATAACACCGGTTTTTATCCAAGATCAAGATGCTATAATGGTCTTGACAAGAATGAGATCGATAAGCTCGTCAAACAGCGGGTAGATAATATCATGAAGCCTTTCGAGGAAATGTCGCAGATGGATCTATCTCAAACCAATTTAGAGTTTTGGGATGACGCTAAGGATAAGATATTCATGGGTAAGGTTTATAACACGGCTAATACCGTAGATCTATTTTATTTATATCTGGCTGTATTTTCCGGCATGTTGACTCCTCAGGAAATGGATGGCGATCCTGTCTTCATGAACTCCATGTTCTGTTTCGTGGAGAAAGACAATATGAAGGATTTCGTTCAGCAGCGTGAGATCAATAAGATGAACATCAGCTATAAGTTTATCAGCGCCCTTAAGAAAGGCGGCGACGATCGTCAGGCTGTCATCGATCTTCTTCTTTACATCGGTATCGTAACTCGCCCGGATTTCACGGAGGATGAGTATTATACAGGATCTCTATCAAACTGGATGAATGAGAAGAAGACCAATGTCGATTATCTGCTTGATATCTGGGATCGGTCATTGGAAGGTGATTTCAAGGAAGTTCTTGAGTTTTACCGTATCGTAAACGTCCTTCAACGTAACGGTCGTATCAACATGACTCCATCTGGCTTGCAATATAATGGTCAGATCATAGGTCCTGACACCCGTACGTCCGCCGAGTTCTTGGCTACCAAGAAAGATCTTATCAGTGTAAAGGCTAATGTCTTGGATGAGTACGAGGAACTTATGTCTATTTCTAATATAGACGATAAGACCAAGACCAAGAAGGTTAAGGATGTCAAGAAGAAGGAAGACGTAGATGAAGGTGATAAGGTTAATACGGAGGAATGACGATGACGATCCAAGAAGCGTATCTAAGGTCTTTGCAGAAGAATGAGCAGAATCTCGCCAATGGTGGGATTAAGCTTGATCCCGGGAGGTTCGTGCTTTTGTTCAACGAGGCTCAGGACAGGTTGATAAGATACTATCTTAATAGGAAGGATGATGAGACCATCCGATCTATACAAACTCTTCTGGTATACTGGAAATCGCTTAATGAGGTTAGTCATATTGATGATCCCGAATCTACATCATTCGGTCTTCCTGATGATTATTTATGGTTCTCAAATATAAAAGGATCGTTTTCTTATAATGGATGTGAGGTTGGAGATTTTGTCATGTGGGAGGCTAAGAACGAGAATGTCCATGAGCTTCTTGGGGATGATAATAATAAACCTTCTTTTGACTATCGGGAAACGTTCTACACCATAGGTGACGGGAAGGTCGTGGTGTATGAGGACGGCTTCCGTACAGACGAGGTCAGGATGACCTACTACCGGAATCCGGTACGGGTGGATCTGGCCGGGTATATCAACGCCGCCGGTGAGCGGTCCGCGGACATCGACCCTGAGCTGCCCGATCCTTTGGTTGAGGAGATTCTGGATATGGTAGCCAAGCAATTCAACCTTAACGAGAATGAGTTGCAGAGGTATCGGTTTGATAAGGATAATGTGGCTTCCTTTAAATAAACACCGTTAGTTTGATCATTAAGCCTACTCGGAAACGGGTAGGCTTTTTGTTTGGGATTTGCTATCAAAATATTTAGTATAACATGTTTACAAAAAACGTAATATGGATGTATTGCCATATATTCCCGACCATGTTTTATTGCCTTGATGTTGTTTATTGTTATGTTTGCGTAGGTAAATGATTTTTAAATTAAAATATTGATAATATGTTGCACAGACCGCAAGACCGGGTACTTTTCGTATCCCCACACGCTAAGATGGTGGATGTTGATTCCATCTTATTGAAGGAAGGACAGATCGGTATTTACGATACTAAAGATACTTCCGAGAACGGTTGTAAGGCCGTGATTGATTTTACCGGTAAGCCTCGTAACGACAAGCGTTATGAGATCCGTATCGGTCGTAATGAACAAGCGGCTTCCCGTTCTATATATGACAAGGATTTTTCCACGCCATTGTTCTCCTTGAACGAGATCACCGAGATTTACGCTTCTTGGCCGAAGAAGGATCACGCTTATGTCGATGACGTTATCTTGGGATACAATGGTGTCTCTGACGACACGGCTTTCTCCGTTTCCAAGGGCGACCGTATCGTTATCCGCTTGATTCTCGCCGGCAGGGCTTTCGAGCTTCTTGGCTACGAGGAAGGTCGTGTTGAGATCAATGACGCTATCCTTTTGGATGATTGCGACAATACCCCTAATCAATGCGAGGAATGTGATCCTTGCGAGGAGGTTGATTTGTTACCCGCCGTATTGAAGTGTATCGAGCGGATGAAGAACCAACCTATCGCAGGTGGTGGCAAGGTATCTGATTATATTGATATCACTCCGGTTACAAGATGCACTAATGAGGCTACTGAGCCTGAGACGGAGGACGTGAACTTCTATTGCATGGAGGTATGCGATACTGGTGATGATCTGGCGTTGGCTGAGGTTCGCGCTCAATATCCAGGATTGAAGATCGTACGTGAGACTATCGAGGGTAGCATGTCACGTTATAAGGTGATGAAGAAAGGCGCTAAACCGGCTGACTATACTCAACGCCTTATCTCTATCATGAAAGGATGTACGGATTGTCCTCCTAACTATACCGAGGTTAAGGGCGGCTATCTGTATTCTATTTCCTTGGAGGATGACGGTGTTGATATGTCTACTACGGTGGAGTCATTGCCTAACGTTGTAGCCGATACGGTTAATAAGATGAGTCAGATCAAGGGATCAGGTTTGTATATTGCCGCTACTTCAAAGAAATTGACGGATGAGGAGATCTCTACTTTCGTGGAGACTAATCCTACGGCTATTATCTACTATGTGGCTAAGACATCCGATATGTGCGAGAACCCTACGGTTCGTACCGCTTCTTGGTCAGCTTGTGGTTCTTGTAAGGTATCCACCGAGAAGTATTATATCACGATCCCGGATGATGAGTGTGGAAACAGTGCTTTGGAGGAAATAAAACAGGCTTTCCCGGAACTGGAGATCACCGACTACGGTACTCCGGCGGCTTGCCAGCATAGCTTCCAGACAACGGTATATACTAACATGTTGTGTGATGAGTGCGACAAGGTGTTCGAGGGATTCTTCACCAGCGAGGCTCCGGCGTCCTACCGCAACCGTATGTGGAAGAAATTGGAGTCGGCTCAGGAGCTTGGTACTAACTGCAAGTGCGGTATCCGTTTCCGTGGCAAGGAAATGTTGTTATCTCCATCAGAGTGCTTGATGGATAAAATGACTTATATCGAGGATAGCGTTGAGATCGTTGGCGCTAGCGGCGGTTATCCTGATTCTCTTGACGAGGGGTCTCCTATCTGGTGGGATCAACTTCACTTCGAGAGACTGTCTAGCAAAGCACCACGTACTCATGTCGGCGGTAATATGATGGATGACGAGTTGAAGGGCTACGCTCATTTCAATGGATTCCCGAAACATCAGGATTTCATGGGGCGGACGTTCATGAACGAATATAGTCGTGTAGAGCAAACGGCTCAGTACGTTGACTTCCAGATTACGCTCAATCCTCATAGATACGCTCAGGGATTCGGAAAAGTTATCGCCGACGATCCGGTTAATTTGATCTTACGTGTACGCTATGGCGCTCATGAGGGTGTTCAGGAGATGATCAATATGATCGGTGCTGCCGCTGGTCTTGGCCCGGCCATCGTAACTGAGCCGAAATAAAGAACCTTTTTTGCGTTCATATATTTCCTAAAGGGGAGAGATTCAATTCTCTTCCCTTTTTTGTTATCTTTGAGGCAGTAGAATTAAAATATGATATTATGTCTGCGATAAATGAGTATTTAAAGAGACTGGCTTCTATATTCGGAAGCATGGGTTTCTCCGTTCCGCCAGATGACTTCTCAGGTGTTGTCATAGACGGAAAGACGTATCCGGTCATGATGAGGAATGACGGGTGTTACGTGTACTTCGATGATAAAGGAGTAAAGAGACTTGTAAGCGAGGTTCCTAAAAAGGACTATCAGTTCATTAACATCAAGGACGCCCGTGTGTCGATCGTCAACCAATGTTATCGTACTCCGGGAGGTCAGGTAGAGGCTCGTATCCATACCTATATGAATAATAAGGGAGAGATACTGGCCGAGAAGATATTTATCATCAACTCTTCAGATATTGATACGCCTATTGGTACGGAATTGGATAAGATTCCTGCCGAGTGGGTAGCTATAGATTGTAGCATAGCGGAGATGACCGATCGGGAGTTGATATTCGTAAGTAAATGTTACGCCACGGAAGGGGGCAAGGTTCAGATCGAGGGCGTTGAGTCGGTAGACCCACACCTGAACCCGGAGGTATCCCATTATGAGGTGGTGAATACGACTGACGATAGCAATCCTATCGGTACGGAGTATGATAAGATACCCGATACATGGAGTCGTATAGTATGTGATTTCCCGGATATGACCCAAAGGGAGATAATACCGGTGCTTAAATGCTTTGATACCGGAACCGGAAGGGTGCAGATAGAGGGATATAAGATATTTGATTACGAGATGGGTACCAGAAAGGAATGGTATCGCGTCAAGCAAAGTACCGATCCTGAGAATCCGGTAGGTAAGTTTATCACCAGCATAAGCGATGACTGGGTTGAGGTCGTTTGTGACTTCACGGATATGGAGGACCGGGATATTGAGGTAACTGTAGAATGTTATAAGACACCGGCCGGTAAGGTGAAGCTGGAGGTTCTCACGTCATGGGACGGGAATATAGGAGTTAGGGATAAGAACTATAAAGTCCTGGAGACTACCGACCCGTCACAACCTGAGGGCGCCAGCTTCAGTTCCTTGCCAGATACGTGGGTAAGGACTGTCTGTGATTTCGACGATATGGAGGAGCGTGACATCAGGTCTTATGTCGAGTGTTATGACGGAGGCAATGGCAATGTCAAGCTTCGTAGGCTGGTTTCTTATGACTCCAAGATAAAGGCAAGATACGTCCGCTTCGAGGTTCTTGAATCGGATGACGCCGGCTTCGTTCCTGGGGCCGAACTGGCTACCCTCCCGGACGGATTCTCTTTGGTGTCTTGTGATTTCACGGATATGGAAGATAGGATGCCTATTGATATCGAGGAGTGTTACAAGACATCAGCCGGAAGCGTGCGTATGAGACATGTGGTGTCTTATGACGGTGATCTTGGGAAAAGAAACCAGTTCTGGGAGATTGTGGACTCGTCTGATAATAGGTATGGGCTAGGGAGTAGGATAAATAATATCCCTGCGGATTTTATCCGTGAAAGGTGTGCTCTAGAAAGGTTGGATGATCGTATTACCAGAAATGCGGTAGAATGTTACTCGACACCGGGAGGATCGGTAAGGATTAAATCCACTTACGTTATCAACCCTTTAAATCATGTTAGGTCGTATAATCATCATGTATTGAGTTCTACAGACAATGATATCCATGTTGGTACTCAATATACCTCTTTGCCATCCAATTTCGCCCGTATCGAGTGCGAGGAGCCGGATTATATGGATCGACTTATCGATACCACGGAGACTTGTTATGATACCGGAAAGGGTACGGTGAAGATCAGGAGACAGGAGTCGTTGAACGGAAATCTGGATGTAAAGACTTTCGACTATAAGATCGTTGAGTCTACCGACCCCGATCATCCTATCAATACTACCCCTACGCAGACGGTTATTAACGGCTGGACGGTTATCAGCTGTGACCTTAATATCATGGACGTGGATGATTGTTATGAGATCGGTGGTCATAAGATACATTTGAAGGGATTCAGGACAGTCAATCCGGCATTGCAGGATATTAAGTCTATATTGTATGTCGTGTACTCTGATCATCCTGATTATAATGTAGGTGATGAGCTTACGTCTATACCGGATGGGGCTAAGGTGACGATCTGTGATTACGCGGATAAGAGCCAAAGACATATGGTTCCGGTGCGAGAGTGCTATGAGGTGGCCGATGGCCGGTTCTATGTGGAGGGGAGCCGGTTGATTGATAACAATATGGTCGTAGAGCGGACGTCGTTGATGGTGATGGAGTCATCCTCTACTACCTACCCGGTGGGGACTACGCTGACCGCCATTCCTGTTGGCGCTACTATCGTGGCTTGTTTATGTCAAACCTGTTAATATCAAGGCTATGGTTAAAGTATGTAATGATTATTATATGATTGACGCCCTAGCCGGCGGTGAGGTCATAAGGAAAAGGAAATATCGTCGTGAGAATACGATGATCGGATATAAGTGGTATGATTATAATGGAATCGAGGTAACTGACCCCATTGAGATATCACGTCTTGACGGATTGGCTACTAAGCATCAACGTGTTGATGAGGCTTATGATGATCATGCCATTTTCATGTCGTCAACCAATTACGTTAACAGCGTTTCCGGTATACCTATGGATAAGCATATGGTTGTCGTTGAATGGAGGCCGGATAGCGAGCAGGGCTTTGTAACCATGGCTCATGATGAGGGTCTTGATGGGGACAGCTATTATATAGTTGTTATCAATGCCGGAGATAAGCAGGCTACGATCTACACCCCCGTGGACCCTGAGGATCCAAAGGATGGGACTTCCCGTGCGGTTGATGGCGATAACGTTTCCGTTGGCGGATCATATGTCTCTATATCCCCCAAGCAAGTAGAGAGGATAAGGGCTACTTTCCGTGATGGTAAATGGTATTATGAGTTAGTCACAAAGACATATCCTAGTAATACTGGAGGCATTAAGATCGGGGATGTTGATTTTGTGACGTTCAGATATTTATGGGAATCAAGTTCCGGAAGGGACTTGAACACGATGACGGAAGCCCTTAATTCTAATGTTCCCACCATAGATAATCTTGCTGTAGGTTGGTCTGGCCCCGGAAATGGAGATAGCTCTGTTAGAGAAGTTCTTAAATGGGGTGGTGATAATACCGGTTCTGGTAAGGAATGTGTTTGGATGTCGGTGAAGGATTTAAGGGCTAAATATTATGATATCCTACCTGAAGAGACGTATTTCATGGCCTACGCTACATGGTTTGGATCTAAAGGTACGGGTAAATGTTCTTTTGAACTTGTTGGATACAAGGGAGGTACGATGAGCCAAGATGGATATAATTTCATCAATACCGGTGGATCTGTCGTATATCAAAATACATATGATTTTATCTGCAATACCAGTAAGGGGGCGAGTACATATAAGACTTCTTATCAGAAAGTAGCCCGTATTACTTATAATAAGCTCACCAATGAGGTCTATATGTCTATAGGCGATGCTATAGATCAGGAGGATAATTATGATAAGCTGGAGCGGGAGATCAATAATATAAAGGAAAGACTTAGCGATGTCGAGAGCGAGTTGGCTGTCGTAAGACGTATAGCTGAGGGCAAGAACGCGGCGTATATCTTTGATACGGTCGATGCCATGAATGAGTGGCTGGCGGTTCCGGAGAACACGGCTAAGCTCCGTGTGGGGGACAGCTTCTGGATCAGGGAGCAGGAGGTACCTGATTATTGGTGGGATGGAACTCAGGCTTTAGAGCAGGAAGGTCCGAAGGTTGATTTATCCCCTTATTATACGAAAGACGAGATTAATAATATTGTCAATGATATCAATCAGAAGATAGAGGATAAGAGTACGTCTATTATCTTCGATACTTATATCCAGATGAAGTCTTTCGTGGATGATCCAACTAACGCCGATAAGCTTAAGGAAGGTACCATCCTGTTGATACGAGAGAAAAACGTACCTGATTATTATTACGATGGTGCTGGGATAGTTAAGATGGAGGCCGATGTAGAGCAATGTCTTTACGTTACTTTGGCTAACAAGCCTACGGAAAGCACTATAAGTTATACTCAAGATCGGGAGGTGACTAATTTCGCTCCGGGTGCTATAGCTAGATGGGTTGACGCTGACGGCAATGACGTGTTTTATAAGCTTGTTGAGATAGTAGGTGGTAAGGCTAAGTGGATTACCCTTATCGATACTAAATACGGTAATGTGACGCTACAGCGCACTTACGACAAGAATTATGAGATCGTAAATATCGTATCTGGGTCTAGGTTACAGGCTATAAATAGCGATAAGGATGAGATCAAGTTCGTTAATAGCGCTACCGGTAATGTTACTGTCGTGTTTAACGCCACGGTATCAGGAGGAGCCAAGAAACTTACGAGCCTGTTGGCCGTGAACGAGGTGGTTCTTACATCGGGGGCGGCGGCATCCTTTACCCGTACCGGCGAGAACTTCACCCTTTCCGATCTTTTTGGCGTTACGATCTTCCCCGATCTGGCGGATGCCAATCGTGAGGGTGAGTGGGTCATGAGCGTAGGCATAACCGGAAAACCGATCCTTATGGAGGTAAAGGAGATGCGTAAATGGGACGAGAGCATAACCAAGGATCTTACGGTAGACGAGCTTAACGAGAAGTTCCCTAACGTGGATATCGGATTCGCTGTCGTATGCAAGACCATCAACAAAGTATATGAGATGGTTAATGGATATAAGGAATGGGTGTCTTATGATATAACCTCAATTAGTTGATATGGGATTTTTAGTAGGATATGATACGGTCTTGTCCTCGGTGACGTTTTACGTTAACGAGGATAGGTTCCCTTGTTATAATGGGAGGAATGCTGATTATGTGCCTGATCCGATAGTAGATTTAGGTAATTTTAATCGTAATCTCAGGTTCTCGGCAAACAATCCAGGATTCGTGGACGTCGATTGGGGCGATGGGACAAAGGATCAATACCCTTTGGTCAAGATATCTGACGGTAGTTATAGGATAGTATTCAGGTCTTTAGATATTGAGTACAAAAAGAATCCTGACGATACTACATGGTGGTATAGGAAGGAGGATGGATCTCAGTATATACCGGTTCCTCCACATAAGTATAGCGATATCAGGCGTAGGGAGGTTACGATGAGGTTCTCTAACGTAATCGATGGGGAGTTCAATATGGATGGTATTGTCCTCCATGAGTTTCCTGTAGTTAATCTACCTGATATAACTTATTTGGCTATGGTCAGATCCGTTCTTAAAAATGGTGATATCCCATATGACAGGATAAGTAAGAGCGTTAATCTTCGTAATATACAGATGGGGTCTTTTTCTCATCCTGGTGTTTGGGACAATTGGCCGGAAGGTTTTTTAAATATGAAAAATCTGAGGTATTTCGGATGTAACAGTGTTTTTAATTTCGCTGATAATCCTGATTCTAATTGGAGAAGATTCTCGGAATGGAAGAATCTTACTTGGTTTAATTTCAATTGGTGTAATATCCCTTCGTATGACCCAGCGTTTAATTCTATTCCAGCTGCGGGTATAAGTATCATTAGCGATAGGAATAACATACCTGTATTTGATGAGGTGGATAAGGTTGGAGATGATAAGACAGGCGTTGCTTTTATGAGTGGTGGTAGCTCATGGAAACAAGATCTGGTAGGAGGTGAGTTGAATAAGATTCAGGGCACGTATTGTAATTCAGGCACGGTACCGGTAGATGATCTTCCGGATTGGTTGTATGAGGTAAGGGAATTAAGGATATGGACTTTGTGTGATGGTGGATTTATAAATACGCAGGAGAGAACTGATACGTTCGTTAACACGTTTTATGATAAGATAATGTCGTGGAGTTATATAACGATGTCACAGACGGCTTCTGACGGTAATAGGAATCAGTTTTATAAACTTACCTTAGATTTATATACTTCCGCAGTTCCTACCAACAAGAGACCATCTGGCGTTTATCAAGCCCCTGAGGGGTTTGTTAAGGGTGTTAGCAACGGTAATCCTACGACGCCTATGGAGAAGGTGTATGTGCTTACCAATAACTACGGGCAGACATGGGTCTTGGCCCCTGCCCCAGCTTCTAAGGCCGCCCTTACGAGGGCAAGGCGGGCTGGGAAGGCTAGGATTACCCCGTTCGTCCTTGGCGTAAAGGACGGCCATGTATCCGTGTTCAGCGGAGATGTATTGGATGATAATATGAGTAAGTATAATTTCGCCGACAAATACGAGGCCATAGATATCTGTAACGATCTAGGATTGGACAGCTCGCCGGTTGTCGAGTATTTCAGGAGAATAGAGGAGGGAGAGGTATGAAGTTGATATGTAAGGGTACGAATAAAGGGTCTATAACCTTTTTTACTAAAGGCAAATACGCTTTTAGGGGAGTTAACAGGAATGATACTACTGATGATGTGCCTGATCCTATATTGGATGATAGTAATTATAATGAGGTTATAGGATTTTATTCTAATGCTCCCGGCATGTGCGAGGTTGATTGGGGAGATGGGAATAAAGAGCAATTCCCTTTTGTAAAGGCTAGGAGTGGATCTATATATGGTCAATATAGGTTGATGTTCAGGAGAAGGAATATAAGTTATCGTAAGAATCCCGACAGTCACCCATGGTGGTTTTATAAGGATGACGGGAGTGAGTATATCCCTGTCCCCAATCATACTTATGATGATGGCATGGATAAGGAGCGTGTGATATCCATGTCTTTTACCAATGATGTTACGAAGATGGAATCCTATAGGATTATGATGGTAGGTTTCCCTATACTTGATATGCCTAGCCTTATCGATATAATTATAAGTATTCCTGGGAATCGTACCATAACAGATATACCAAAGGATAGGATAATGAGATCGGTAAATATAGAGCGTATAACATTAAGTGAGTTTGGTGTGGGTACGTTGACGTCCATCCCGGAGGATTGGAATAGACTAACTAAATTGAAAGGTCTGAATTTGTCCAAGTCTATTGACTTTAGTGATACCGAAGCTTCCAATATAAGGAAATTCCCTTCCATGTGGCCTAATTTGGAGATGTTGCATTTAGCTGGTGGAAGGGTTAGGGTATATCCAAGGGAATGGCTGTCTTTTAGCAAGCTAAGAGAATTATATATATCCCAGGGAGGGGCTACGCCATCGTTTGATCCTAATACATGCCCGGCTATGGATGAGGTGGATAGGATAAATTCTAGTTTAAAAATTTTCAGTCATATAAACAGATGGTATGGATCCGTTGTAAGTTGGCATCCGTATATGAGTGGTAAGGGGTTGGAAAACATTGAGTGTATCGACGCTTCATACAGTTATAGTAATATAGATGTAAGTAATCTACCGGATTATATATATGAGATGAGGTCTATGAATAGCTTTTATATGTATCGCAGCTTGTCAACCCAAAGTCGATGTGATACGTTTATATCAACATTATATGATAAGGTGATGGGATTTAATTATCTCACTATGTCCTCCTATGCTTCTGATGGCGAAAGGAATCAGTTTTATGGATTGTATCTAAGTATGTATTTAGCTTCCAATCCTGATGATAAAAGACCTAGTGGCGTATTACAGGCACCTTCTGGTTTTATAAAGGGTCAGTCTAATGGCTCTCCGTCGACTCCTATGGAGATGGTTTATGTGCTTATGAATAATTATAGATGGAGGTTTAGTATGGCGCCAGAGGCTTCGGTGTTAAGGTCAATACGATCTTCTGATATTGACACGAGGTCGTATAAGCCATATAAGCTTATCGTATTTGACGATGGGCGTACCTTTGTAGGCAATGGAGATGTTTTAGCTCATGATACGGATAAGGTATTATCGTTTGGGGGTCAACCAGAAGGGGAGTATTTATGTGATTCTATGGGATTGGACAGGAATGTTATTGTAGAATATTTTAACAAGATAGGTAATGGCTAAGACATTATATAAATACGAGGCATCATCAAACAAGTTCGTGTGGTTCACTACATGGGATAGGGCACTTAGAAATTATTATACCGATGATTATAATTATGTACCTGATCCTGTCGTTGGTAATCCTTTTAATACGTTTGTCGAGTTTAGATCCAGAAAGCCCGGTATGGCTAATGTGGATTGGGGGGATGGAATAAAGGAGCAGTTTCCTATGACCAAGGTTCAAGGGGAGGATAATTATTGTATTATATTCCGTTCTTTAGCGATACAACATAAGAAAAATCCCAATACTACGTGGTGGTTCAGGAAGGAGGATGGATCGCAATACGTACCTGTGGATAATCATGCTTACGCTGATGGGAGGAGGGACGTACAACGGGCTGTGTCGATAGATTTTACTTGTGATATTTATTATGCCAATATCCAAGTTTGCAAGATGACATCTTTCCCGATTGTGGATATACCAGGACTTGAGTTTTTGATCGTATCCCATACGCAGCATGTTAATGACGGTATACCTGTAGACAGGTTGTCAAGATCCAAAAAGTTAATTTATATCGATTTTCTAAATATAGGGCAAAGAATGACCGTAATTCCTGAGGCTATAACCAGTAAGACAGAGGTATATCATTTAAGTATGTTTAATATGCTTGATCTTAGGGATATAGAATCTAGCGGAATAAGGAATATAAAGAATATGAAAAATCTTCAAACCCTTGAATTGTCTTCATGTTATTTGGATAGGTATATAAAGGAGTTTAATGATCTTCCTAAATTAACTTCGTTGAGAATATCTCCTGGCCCTTCTGATATGTGGAATTATTTTGATATAAATACCCTCCCTTTTTTCGAGGTAGATAAGATAAATCCTAACATTACTTATTTTTGTTTTTTAAATGACTGGGTAAGTGGAGAAAGGAGGACGGGTTGGAATGATGATAATATGTCTGGAAGGGGATTGGAACATCTTACTAGTTTCATTGCAAATAATAGCAATAGTCTTAGAATGGATAAGCTTCCGGATTATATTTATGAGATGAGGGCTATTATATTGGTTGAGGTGAGTGCATCCACTCATAGCCAAAAAAGATCAGATGATTTCGTGAACTCTTTCTACGACCTTGTTGTAGGATGGGATCAGATTACTATGACATCCGTGGCTAAGGATGGGAAGAGGAACCAGTTCTATAGTCTTTCGGTAAGCATGTATAGTGCTGCTTATCCAACCGAAAACCAGCGTCCTTCCGGAACGGAGCAGGCGCCGGAAGGATTCGTGAAAGGCTCGTCCAACGGGTCTCCCGCTACACCTATGGAGAAGATATATGTGTTAAAAAATAACTACGCCCAGAGATGGACGATTAAACCAGAATAATATTATGAATATCAATATTTTAAAACTAAATTGGTGGGGGGGGGTAAAATCCTATTTGCCTTATGATGAGAAGAAGAATGTTACCCAAAAGGAAGATAATAGAGGTATTCGAGGAATTATCTCCTCAGGATAATGGATATTGGGCGGTTCCTGATGGGGTCTATGAGGTTGAGTTCGCGTTGGTCGCCGGAGGTCTTAATGGAGAATATTCCGATGTATATAATGCCGGGAGTGGCGGTAACGGAGGTGGTGTGCTGACTGGGACTATATCCGTAAATCCAGGTGTTACATATAGGGTGGTTGTAGGAGATATAGGTGGTGATAGTATATTCGGTATATATCAGGCTATTGCCGGTAAAGGTGGAAGAGGCGGATATGGAGTTGAAGGGGATGGTCATGATCCTTCCCGGGGAATCCAGGGCAAGATGGATCATATGTTTTTAACAACAAATATCCTGACCGATATCCTTATCCTATGGGCGCTGGTGGTGGATCGGGAGCTTATACAAGAGGATGGGACACAGGCTTTTTATCCGGAGGTAAAGGTGGTAATCACGGAGGAGGTGATGGGGCTGGAGTTGAAGATATTGAGGGTGTTATTATTAATGGCAAAAATGGAGGTAATGCCACTTATTATGGAGGTGGTGGAGGAGGAGCCTCTAAAGCTTCTAATAGTGGGGCTACGAGCGGTCGAGGAGGATCAGGTTATCGTGGTGTTGTTATTTTACATTATTTTAAAAATGGATGATATGGATAGGAATGATATTATAAAAGAATTAGGTTCGTATTTTGATATAGTGGAATTGGTGTGTCCTCATACATACAATAAGTGGAAGGACAGATCGTGGCAGTTTCTTGATACAGCGTTTCTCCATAATCTTCTTATATTACGGAGGGATATAATTAAACAGCCTATGTATTGTAATAATTGGGACAAGCAGGGGCAGTTTTCCCAACGTGGTCTTAGATGCAACATCTGCCAGATAGTCAAGGATAAGAAAGATGTTTATCTATCCGCTCATGTGTTGGGTAAGGCTGGGGATTTCGATGTCAAGTCAATGACGGCGGAACAGGCCAGAGGCTTGATTTTGGATCATCAAGATATGTTACCATATCCTTTCCGGCTTGAAGGGAAGGTGGGTTGGTTGCATTTTGACAGCCTTGATACGAGGAACGGTATACACGCCGTGGTGTTTTAGGTACCTAACGGTATAGTGGTTAACTTTGCGTATATGGTATAAAATGAAAGACAAAGACATGATAGAGCGAGTGGGGGCTTTATGGAATATAGCGCTTGCGTATGGTGCTTCTTGTTGGGCTTACTTCCAGCCAGTGCATCATTTATTGACTGTATTACTTATAGTATTAATAGCGAATTTTTTGGCTAGGTTAGCGCAAAGCGTAAGGGGCTGGAAGCTCCGTAGAAGCCGTAGGAGGAGGTTTAGTTTCAAGAGATGGTTTAGGGAGGTCAGGTTTACTGATATTCTTAAGGAGTTCGCTTTGTCTTGTTTTATAGTAATGACATTATGTGTTATATATAAGACGTTATACCCGATCGAGGAGGAGGCTAGCATGATACTTACCGTTACCAAATATGGGGTGTATATAGCCCTTGTTGGATATGTGATGCTTTTCTTGAATACGATAGGTGATGCTTTCTCCGACGCTTATTTGGTGAAGGTATTCAAGGCTGTATTCAAGAGAATGAACGTGTTCAAGATGTTTAGCTTCTCCAAGAACATACCTGATGAGACGTTTGACGATATAAGGAGGATTGCCGATGATGAGGTTAAGGATAAGTCTTAGGGCGATTTTTTGTTTAGGTCTGTCGCTATTCCTGTCCTCTTGTGGAAGCAGGAGGCAGGTTAGCGACACGTCTATAGATAATCGTTTGATAAGCAGGATAGAGACGATGATAGATGAGGTCATGGATCGGAAGATCGTAGAGATCAGGACATCTGATCTTAATGCTGATATTGTCATAACTGAGAGGAAATTCGATACTACGAAGGAGGTGGATCCATCCACTGGGGAGCGACCCGTGTCCTCCCAGACGGACGCTCATATCGTCATCGGCCGGCGGGATAGCACGGTGACGACCGATTCCCTTGGCGTTGATAAGACGATCACCGGTATTGAGGATATTGATAAGAAGACAGACATCGAACATAAGGATGTAGATGACAAGAAAGAATCAAGATGGCCAATAGCTGTCACATCAATTAGCGTGTTGTTGATATTATTGGGCTTAATATATTTACTAAAAAAGATGAAGGTTTTATAGCCAATAATGGCAATCTTATCACCGATGGCTCAATACAATGTATCCAATATAATTCTAAGCGAACAGGATCTTCTTAATGCTCTTATCTTATAGCTTCATTTGTTTTATCGATCAAATTAGTATCTTTGTGAAAAAGATATTAAGATGAACCAGATAAACATCATACCGAAGATAATTCATGATAAGTTCGCCGCAAGGATTATCATGGAAGATTATGATATAGAGAAACCTATCGTTATTACTGTCGTGGCCAGACGAAACGATGGTGAGTATAACACCCAGATATTGACATACCCGACATCTGGCGTTGATTACGAGGGTAATGTAAGGATGGTGTTTTTCGATGTCGCTAGATCTCATGTTTGCCAGATAACATCGGTGTTTATTAACGGCCATGAGGTCAAGACATATTATACCGATATTCCGGATCTTGATATGCAAGCCCGTTATGACGATAGCTTGTGCCGGTACGACAAGAAGGTTAACATGAACGATATCCGCTTGTCGTTTCAGGTGCTAGAGACACGTGATCCCAAGGTGTTGCAGGTATTGGATGAGTCTGAGTGGGGGCTACTGGAGGACAGGAAGGCGATCATCGAGATCACTACGCCGGGCATGTCCGACCCCGTTACGTTGTTTCTTGGCAAGAATCAGGTCAATACCTTTACCAGCCTAACACTAGGTCTCAATTGTTTTAATTATGATGATTGCAATGTTAAGTATCTTGATCTTCCAGACGGTATATATGACATTAAGATCATAGGTAGCCCTTCCACTTACAATTTCAGTCGCAAGTATCTTAAGACGGATCTTATACGCAGGCGTCTTGACCGGCTATGGATCAAGACCGATATCTTGTGTGAGGATAAGGATAAGGACCTTATAGGCAAGATACAGGAGATGGAGACACTTATGTCCGTAGCCGAGGCGAATGTCAGGTTGGATAACATAAGGGCCGCCCATGAGATTATTGATCGTGTCGGAGAGCTTCTTGAGATGGCTACCAATTGCGTGGATTGTTGAATAAAAAAATATAGTTATGGGTTGTAATACTTGTAAGGAAAAGGCGTTAAGGGCCGAGAGAGAAAGGATTGAGAGAAGCATGATGAATCATTCTTCTTCTACCGCTGTTAGCGATATGGAGTACGCTTCTAGAAGCACCGCTGGTTGTATGGTTATGCAAGATCCGTTGCAGACCATGGAGCGTGACGTGGTTAGTATATATAAGCAAGTTCGTACCAAGGGTGATGGCGTGGGTGTATCTTATCTTAATATGCAGAAAAAGATCCGTGAATGGATCAAGAACCTGCCGTATGGATGCCCGCCTGACGAGGAGGTACAGGAAATGAGAAAGGAGATTCTGAATGGGCGCGCAGAGCATATCAAACCTTGATAGGACGGATTTATGTAAGTCCGTAGACGAATGGCTGTCCTGCCAATGGGGTAGATATATGAGATACCATAGGTATAGGATCGGGAATAAGCCCGATATATCCTATTGGGGTAAGATAATTCGTCTGCAAAGGTCATTATGTGATAATGATTGCGGGTTATGCCCGGATGAGGTGAGATCGTTAAAGGAACGTGTTAATAAGTTGCTGGCATGAGAAAGTATAATTGTTCACATATAACTCCGTCCACTTGCGTACCTTATGAGGGTGATCTTCCGGAGTGGTCAAAGCATAAGGACTCTGATGAATGTGTTATGATCTCTGATGTGATAGAGGAGATATATGAAGAGCTTACCCGTATCAGGGAGGCTATAGATGTCCGGGATCTTGGTAATTCATGCGTAAACGTAAGTGGGGGTAAGACGATCGCTAAGGTCGTATACGCTTTGGAGGATCGTATATGTCGCGAATGATATATGGAAATAAGGAGATAGTACGGACGTTCACCAGGAATAATTCTCCTGCCGGGTATGTGGGCGGCTCTGTTGATTATCGGGTCCCGCCCAACGTCTATTTTGGCGATACGCAGGAGGAGGCTGACAACAAGGCTGAGGATGATATTAAAGCCAACGGTCAGGACTACGCCAATACATATGCCGACATAATACCGGCTGTATGGTATAATGATCAGGTATGCGATGAGTTTATCAAGAACAATTGCGTAAGCGGTAGGGGGTCCAAGGAGCAGGTATGCATAGAGGAAGGCAGGTTTGTCTCTTACGTATCTAAGAAAGATGCCAATGATAAGGCCAGGGTGGAGCTTGGACGGATCGGGCAGGGAGAGGCCAACTCCGTCGGGGCTTGCTGCGAGGACTGGGCCTCACAGCCTTTTCGTGGCTTGTTTTACAAGAACGATTGTGAGGCTGGCACATCAGGCAAGGGAGGTATTGTATATGAATTACCAGCCGGAGCCGTCATATCCGATATATCCCAGATAGACGCCGATACGTTAGCTTATAGGAAGTTTATGAAAGAAGGTCAGGAGAAGGCTAACGCCGAGGGTAGTTGTTCACCTGTATTCTATAATACGAAGATCGGTGATTGGTTTGAGAAGATATGTCCGTTCGGATATAAGTCCGGTAAAGTATATTACTCTATCAAAGCCAACAGGTTTAGGTCATGGATATCGGTTGAGGATGCCAACGCCAAGGCTCGTGAGGTCTTGATGGTAGAGGGACAGGAACATGCTGACCTTAATCTTGAATGCGAGAAATGGATTGAGAATATCGATCAAGAAGATCAGTGTTATTGGTGATAATACCTTTTTTTTGTTTTTCCATAATTTATAGATTAGTGCTTGGAGGGGATCGTGTATCTCCTCCATTTTTTTTGTATATATATCAATGGTATTAAGTTTATATACTGTGATTCACTTGTTTGTAT